CAAGACTTGGCCATTATAGATCTATTGAATGAAGCAAAAGCCCGTAATGAGGCTATGAGGAATAAAGGTTTGAAGGTTTTGACAAATGAGGTTTGATATGGTAGCGGTACCCGAAACCAAGGTTTTCAGAAAAGTTTTTTTTTCGCTGTCTGAAAACAATATTTCCCACACTTTTGAATCTAGTAGGTGGTATAAATGACACCAGAACTAGTAGCAGCATTCGGAGGAGCCCTAACAGCAATCCTTGGCTCAATATTTGCTATGATGAGATTTTTAATTAAAGAATTTAGACCAAATGGTGGTGGCAGCACAAAAGATCAACTAAATAGACTAGAGGCATCAATTAATTCTATTAATGATAGATTGACAAACCTAGAAACCAAAGCATCAAGAAGGAAAAATGTTAGCAACTGAGATATTAGATAATATCCCTATAGAACTATTGTCATTTTCTGAGGGCCGTATAGAACTAACCAAATATGATCCTATGCTATTTGCTTTGGTTTATTTACCACACCATCTGCAAAATGCCCAAGGAGAAATAACATTATCAGAATTCCACACTGATCTGGCTGAATATGGCAAATCCTGGATTCATAAACCTAAAACACCCAAGCAAAACCGTGATGCTTTTATCGCACCTCGTGAATGTGGCAAATCTACTTGGATTTTCCTGATTTTGCCTATGTGGGCAGCAGCACATGGACATGTCAAGTTCATTGCCGCTTTTTCAGATGCCGCATCCCAGGCCGAAACACACTTAATGTCCTTTAAAAACGAATTGGAGTCCAATGAATATCTTATCCAAGATTACCCAGAACTTTGCAAACCTAAACTCGTGGCTTCATCAGGCCGTGCTATGGCTTCTAACTCATGGCGTATTATTCAAAGCAACGATTTTATATTTGATGCTAATGGTATTGACACTAACTCTTTAGGAAAAAAGGTATTCGGCCAACGCCCAGACCTAATAATCCTGGATGACATTGAAAAAGGCGAGAAGAACTACTCTGAATATCAAGCAGGGCAGCAGAAAAATACAGTATTTGACGATATCGCACCTATGAATATCTATGCTCGTATGATTTTTGTGGGTACAACCACCATGCCTAACTCTGTTATGGACCAATTCCGTAAGTATGGTGAGGGCTATGATGATCCTGAACTGGGTTGGATTAAAGACCAGAATGTGAATGTTCACTATTATCCAGCCATTATGCCTAACGATGATGGCTCAGAGCGTTCCGTATGGCCTGAGAAGTGGCCTCTGGAGTGGCTTAACAGTCAAAGACACTTGCGAGACTTTGCCAAGAACTATATGAACCGTCCAGTTAACACAGATGGCATGTTTTGGACCAACGAAGACATTATTATTGAAGAGTTATCAGATTATGGAAACACTATCATCTCAATTGACCCAGCAGTTACAAAAAATAAGATTTCTGACTATACGGGAATAGCCGTATTGTCTAGAGGCGTAGATGATCTTGGAAAATCAAACATCTATGTAAGATATGCAGAGCAAGTCAAAATGTCTCCATCAGAAATAGCAGATAGAGTTGCTTATTTGGTAGACAAATTTGATGTTGGTCTACTTTATGTTGAAGTAAACCAAGGTGGCGATTTGTGGAAGGATGTTTTCAAATCGGTGCCAGCAAAATATAGATCAAAGAATCAAAGTTTATCTAAGCAGATTCGTGCTGGTAAGGCTTTGAACTTTTATCAACAAGGAAAAGTGCGACACACTGCACATTTCCCTACTTTAGAAGAACAAATGTGGGCTTTTCCAAAATTGTCTCACGAAGACGTACTTGATGCCGTTGTTTCTGGCGTTTTGTACTTTTTAGATAACAAAGCAGTTAAATTAGAAACAAAACAAATAAATTATTTAAGGAGTACACATGTCTGATATTAAAAAGGCAATAGATACCATCATAGATAGAAGAAATTCCTATCTAACGGCAGAAGCATACTACGAAGGAACAAACTCAGAAGTTTTTCCAAATAATCGTTGGTACAAGTTACTTGGAGGCTCTCCAAATGACTTTAGATTTAATTTTGCAAGAACAGTTGTAGATTCAGTTCTAAACCGTTTAGAAATTGCAAATATTACAGCAAGTACAGATGAAGCAAATAAGAAAATAAGCGACATCTGGCAAATGAATGACTTACAGATTGATGCAGACGAGATTCATCGTCGTGCACTTACCTATGGCGATTGCTACGCCATTGTTTGGACTGATCAAGAAGGAAACATTACCGTTGATTACAACTCACCACTTACAACGGTTATGATTTATGATGACGAAAGCCCAAGAACAAAAAGATTTGCTGCAAAATTGTGGCAATCAGAAGATCCATTGGATCACACCAAAAAAACAGCACACTTAAACATGTATTACCCAGACCGTATTGAGAAATACACAATGCCTGGAGAAGTAATTAATATTGTATCTGCTAATGGATTTTTACCAGTTGCAGTTGTAGAAAACCCATGGAATGAGATTCCAGTATTCCATTTCCGCACATCTAAGCAATATGGAAGACCAGAGCATGTTGATGCATACGGTCCACAAGATGCAATCAATAAACTAATAGTTACTCACATGACAACTGTTGACTATCAAGGTGCACCACAGCGTTATGCTTTGACTGGCGCAGGAAATTCATCAGAGTTTGAAGATTTTGATGAAGAAGGAACAGATGCTGAGAATATTGGTCGTTTGAAAAACGGACCTGGAGAACTTTGGTATCTCAAGGGTGTTGATAAAGTTGGAGAATTCTCTCCAGCAGATTACAAAGTATTTACAGAGCCAGTTAAGGACTTTGTTCGTTCTATGGCTTCTATTACAAATACTCCGCTTCACTATTTTGAGAAAACTGGAAGCATTCCTTCTGGTGAATCACTCAGAACTGCTGAAGCACCACTTATCGCTAAGGTAAAGGACCGTCAAATTACATTTGGCTCCACCTGGGCTGATATGTTTAGATTTATCCTAAAGATTGATAATGCTGCTGAACCAAATGTTCAGGTTAAGTGGCAAGATATTGAATCTATGGATAGTTTAGATGAATGGGAAGTTGCAGTTAAAAAGAGAGTAGTTGGTGTATCTCTTGAGCAAGTTCTTATTGAAATGGGTTATGATTTAGATGTAGCAGCAGCGATTGCAGCAACAGAACAATCATTAACTAGTTTGTCACAAAATACAAATACCAACAATGTAATGATGGAAGCCACAGGAGGCCAAGTTGGAAACGAATAATACAGAAGAACAAGCAATTAATGAAGAAACAACTTTGAATGATCCAAAGGCAGTTCTCGCTGCCCTAGATCGTGCAAAGTCTGATGCTAAAAAGTTCAGGGAACAGAAAGAACAACTTGAAATTGATCTAAATAGCACCAGCCAAAAGATAGCAGAGTTTAGTGGAAGACTTCTACATGAGAAGGTTTTGCAAAAGATTTCTGCTGAGGGAGTTAAAGATCCTAAAAGACTGCTTAGGTTTATGGACATGAATAAACTTGAGTTTGACGAAAATCTAGAGGTTGTAGGATTTGATGATCAATTTAATAAACTCAAGGAAGACCTTCCTGAGATTTTTGATCCTAAACTTCGTGTTGGTGGTCAGTCTGATGCTGGTGTAAAGGCTAGTGTCACTACTCAGTACACAGCAACACAATTGCAGGCTGCTAAGATACTTGGCAAGTTGTAATTAAATGATATAATAGACTCATATAGTGCTGGTGGACGCTTGCCCTATAATTAGTCTGAATTAGACGATTCAAACCTACAATTTAATAATTTTAATATCCATAGGAGGATAAAATGACAATTAGTCGTGTTGATTTAACAGAGGCTAACGGCTACATCCTAGAAGAGCAAGGGTCCGCAGTAATTCAGGATCTTATTGCAAATTCTGCTGTAGAGCGTTTTGCCCGTCGTGAAGCAATGGCTTCCCGCACAAAGTCAGTACCTCGTTTTGTTGGCGATGCACCAGTAGTGGTTGCAGAAGGCGCAGAGATTCCTGCATCAAACCCAACTCTTGACGAAATCGTATTGACAGCAAGAAAATATGCACAATTGATGCACATCTCAGAAGAAGATGTAAACGATTCACTAGTAGACACACTCGCTGTTTACAAGCGTGAATGGGCATCTCG